GTATTTGCTTGCTCAATAATGTTTTGACTTGTTTTAACTGGTGGGTAAATGAAACCTTTGGCAGTAAAATCTAAAGTCCAAATAATTAATCGTGTTGATAACATATCACCTTCATAATCAACCTCTGGTGAAGCTGAATTAAGTATAATGGGCATGTCATATTTCTGTGTCATGTTTGAATTGAAATTAACAGTCACATTAAAATCTGGTGTAAAGAACGGCAATATTTGTTCAAGTATTTGTGTGCCGTCTTCATGGTTTCTCACATAAATTGATAAGGTAAAATCAAAGTTATATGGAATTGGAGCATATTGTGTTTTGAGCCCATCGGCAGTATTGTATGAAAAGTTTTGTAATGTAGATACTTGCTTACGAGAAGAATCATAACCCAATCCAATGAGTTCAAAGGATATACGAGGAACGACCGTGGCGATAGATTTAGTTAAGTTAGGGTCAGAAGTAATGCGAGTTAAATACTTCTCTTTGGAACCATAGGATAATGGAACTCTAAAGACTTCTTTTTTGGTTGCCCCATCCAATGTATACCTTTGTAGGATAATATCATTAAAAAGAGAACCAAAAGCCACTACGACTTTTCGTATTGTTCTATTATAAAATTGTGCGTTACCTAGCATTAATCACCACCAAACGGATTTGTTTCTGTCCAATCAATAATACCATCACTTTCAGCTTCAATACGAGCATTATCTTGTATATCTTCAAAGACAGTATTCATTTCTAACAAGTTGTCAACGGTATTAATTGTCCATTGAGCATTACTTGTATTACCTTTTAGTGTGCCTGAACTGAATGTTCCAATGGTTCTATAAACTTCAATATATGTATTTGGAACAAAATCATAAACTAATGCTTGTGCAGTAGCGGAAGCTAAATTAGCACCAACATAAACAAACTCATCATTAACATATTTGCCAGAACCGCCAGCACCAATTGTAATTTTTGTTCTTGGATATTCATCACGGATTTGTTCATCAATATCTGGAATACCTGTTTCAATAATCTCATTAGAAAATACAAACTGTTTAAGTTTAAGTGCATAGACATAAACATTGGCGCCACGACCACGGCCTAATGTATAAAACATAGCCGATTCGTTTTCATGTTCTACAAAGGTAATTTCAAAGAAGTTTTGAACCAAAGGAACATAAATTAAATCACCTTCTTTTGGTCTATTTTGAGGAATGCTAGCTGCAAATCTACGGCGAGAAACAAGTAGTCTAATTTCATCACGAATTTCAAGACCAAATTTAGAAATAAAGTCTTGTTCACCTTCCATACCCGTTACATCTTCTAAATACATTTCAAGAGGATAGGCAGACACATATTGTTTGAGTGTATCTTCACCAAAGATATAATCAACCGTATCACGACTGGTTCTTGGCATGTAATAAACATCCATACCATGAATCTTGAGTGATTCAATGACTAAATCTTCAACGAGCAGTTGCTCTGAAGTTATATTCTTCGGAAAGTTATTGAAATAAAGATTGGTTGCCATTCATCACTAACCCATAAACATTTCATTTGGCAATACATTGTAAGATTGCATTTCTTCTTCTATTTTATCAATTTCACGCTGTGCTTCTTCCATAATTCTTGGACCATCAAGTGTCACTCCACCTGGTAATTGAACACCAGCAAATTTACTTAAATTAGAACCCCATTGATACTTAATTTTGGCTGTTGCATATTGTTTTAAGAACCTATCGTCCCAAACATCCGATACACCAGCTTTTGACATCGTGTTAGAAGTCACATTAGCAGATAAGGTGTTAGCTGCAATTACAATTTCTGTGGGTGAATTAATCTTACGCACTTGAACTTCTTGACCATCAGAGAGTGTAATAAAATCATTTTCAATAATTTCTTGGTCAAACACAGTAGATGTGCCCGTAAGTGTATTAGATGATGTATTACCTGTAACAGTACCGGTCAATGTGATTGTAGCTGGATCCAATTTACGGTAACATTCAATAATAACATACTTACCTAATTGTGCATCTCTTGACCAATCAATATCAAGCATCAATTTATTTTGATGACGATTGAATCTAAATTGTGGTGTGCCAGAGAATAATAAATTTAATGTGCGAATATGTTGCATTGTGATTTCATATGACACATAAGATACGGATGTAAAATCATATAAATCATGCAAGCGTAATTGATAACGCAAGTCAAACATATTGACTGAAGAATTTGAATCGTCAAACGGTAAAACAGAATGAACAAATATGACAGCATCTGGACAATAAATCCATCTACGGTCAATATCTTCTTGTGTGAATTGATGTTTCATATAAACCTTCTCGCAACCATCAAAATGGTAGTCATAGAAGAATTGAAGAGCATCATCAACACGGTCTTCTACTTGGTCATCATCCACATTTATTTCAATGACAGGATGACCTAGTCTTCGTTTGCAATAATCAATGAATTGAGCTCTTGTTGTTGGTTTTGCCATGTTTTACCCTAATGCGATTGAAAGAGCTAATACATCACCAATGGATGCACCAGCACTTATAGCCGTTGTTGTTACAGAGGTCACACGACCATTAGATGCAAGTGTAACTGTTGGAACATAGGTTGCATTACCATAAGTTCCTGCTGTTACTGAAACTGTTGTATAATCGGTATTAGCAATACCTGCGGTACCGTTTGCTAAATCATAAGCGTTCTGTGCAGTAGTCGCAACAGTATTTGCTTTATCAAAAGCGCCATTAGCATGCGTGTAAGCTAGGCCTGCCGTTGTTGTTGCTGTATTTGCTTGATTGAAAGCACTATTAGCGTGGGTGAATGATGAATCTAAACGAGCCGCATCAGCAATATCATAGTAAGTTGAACCATCATTAGTGAATGTCCATTTATCGGAAGATTCATTCCAAAGTAATGACACATTAGCAGATGAACCACGGTCAACTTCAACACCAGCGTTTACAGTTGGCGCTGATGCTTGATTGATAGCTGCATTAAGTGTAAGAACATTATCAGCGATTAATGCGGTTGTTGTGTTTGCATATATGGTTTGACCAATAATAGTCAAATTACCAGTAACAGAAACATCACCAGATATTGAACCACCAGAAGAACTAAACTTGGTATTTGAATTATCAAATGCCGCTTGTGCTATCACATTGGCAGAATTAGCCTTAGCGAAAGCTGCATCAGCGGTTGTGGTTGCCGTATTGGCTTTATCAAACGCACCATTAGCATGATTATAAGCTAAACCTGCGGTAGTTGTAGCGGTGTTGGCTTGATTATAACCAGACTGTGCAAGAACATTTGCAGAATTAGCTTTATCAAAAGCTGCATTAGCATATGTGCCTGCATTGACAGCATTATTATTGGCAGTAGTTGCTAAATCATAAGCAGTTTTAACTGAGGCTGGAGTAGCTGCATTACTTGTAGAAGTAGATGTAACCGAATCTTCTAATTGAACAACACCTGTCTGTGATGTTGTACCTGAACGAATCGTTGTATTTGAGGCTGATGTTAAGCGACCTTTAGTGTCAACCACAAAAGTCGGGACAGAAACACTATCACCATAACCACTTGCAGTAACACCAGAATCTATTAGACCAATATCTAATGCGTCTGTGCTAGAATTGCCTGTTACAAATACACCATTGGCGACAGCCGATGTGATTGTAAGGGTATCATTATTTGCATCAGCAACTAAACTTGTTCCATTAGCAGAAACAGTAGTAAATGCTAATTGTGCAGTCTGATTGGCTTTATCAAACGCAGCTTGTGCTGATGTTGTTGCAGTATTAGCCTGATTATATGCGGCTTGTGCTAATACATTAGCAGAATTAGCCTTATCAAAGGCACCATTTGCATGTGTATAGGCGGTTGAAAGAACACCTTCTTTAGCTAAAGGTGTGCCACCAGCGGTTGACCCGTCATGGATAACCAGCGTTTTCTTATCGGTATCTACGGTAACTTCAGCAATCGCACCTGTAAATGCGTTTGTCTGTGTGGTATTACCTCGTCTTAATTGTAATTGAGTAGCCATAGTTCTATTTATAGTGTCCCGTAATCAATGCTATAGTTCATCGCTTCATAGACATAACCATAATCAACAGTTAAGCCTTGTGCGCCAGGAGTTCCTGCAATTGTAATTGTTTTTGTTAATGAATTTGCAAACGCAATTACACCAGCTTCACCAACAAAATTTAATTGGTCCGTTGATACTGAAGCATTTGCGTATGTGTTATTGTTTGATGTATAGATAACTCCAAAAGAATTACCGCCACCGCCACCGCCTGAACCAGCGTTAGCTGTATATTGTTTTGACCCATCAGCAAACTGAATGTATGTGTTTGTGATGACCGTATTTGCATTTACTGTATTGGCAAATAAACTATATGAATTTAATTGAACATTTGCACTAGCGTTAATGTAAGGTACAAAGTTTAGAGTTGATGCTGGTAAAACGGGTAGTGTTAAAGCACCATTTGCTGGACCATCAAATAATAAACTAATACTAGCTGAAGTAGCAAGCATTACTGCATATATTTTTACTACAATTCTATCTGATATATCTAATCCAATAGGCGTAGAAATATATTTGTTTGCTCTTTGTTGAATTTGACTATTCAGAGTAGAACTAGAAGTGTTTTCAGTTGTAGCTATGAGTGTTTCAGTTCCACCAGTTGTTCTCTTATAAATTTCAGCGTAGCAATAATAACCTTGAGAACCAGATGCTTTTTGTGTATCAAATTCTATTACAATATCGCCTGATGGAATACTGGTAATATTTGGAAATCCAACATCAGATATAAACGATGTTAAAAGTGTTGGTGTTGTAGTAACTGTTCTTGTTGTGGTATTTTGTGTACCTACTGTATAAGCATCTAATGATTTTAGAACCATGTAGTCGCTAACACCAGAAGCGGTATTAGCAAGAGAATAAATCTGAAGTGCTGGAGCAAGGCCAGTAAGTTTACTACCATCACCAATAAAGTATTGATTTGTAGTTACATTACCAGTAACAGTAACAGCGCCACTAATTGTTCCACCAGATGAACTGAATTTAGTGTTTGAATTATCATAAGCAGACTGAGCTAAAACATTGGCAGAATTGGCTTTATCAAAAGCCGCCTGTGCAAATACTCCGTCAGCATTAGCAGTATATTGTCTTGTGCCATCAGCAAACTGAAAATATCCACCTGTGTTTGCAACAAATGTATTTGAATAGATAACATTTGCACCAGCAATAATACCACCAACACCACCACCTGTAACCAATGATGATGTATTAATGTTGGTTACATTGAGAGTGGCAATTGCCTTATTAAATGTGAAAGCTGCATTGGCACCAAAAGAACCAGAATCATTAAACTGAATTTCTGTATTGAGGCCGGCTGGTTGTGTGGTTCGGATTGAACCTAAAGTATTAGCTGCAGATTTATAGTAGAGAATACCATCAGCGAAGTTAAGAGATAACTCACCGTTTGCAAGAACGCCAAGTGACGGAGTATTTCCCGTTACACCAGAACTTCGGAGTGATATTACTGTATTTGCCATTTACTAGAATGTTCCGCCAGTTGAAGCAAATTTCAGTATGTTATCTTCCTCTTTCTCTAGTGTTTTAGGTTCCTCTATAATTGGTTTTTGTTCTTCAGGTATTGTAATACCTAGTTTCTTTTTCTTTGAATTTGGCAACATTTCTTCTAGTTGGGTAACATACTCTTGTTGGTCTTTTTGTTGTTTCTGCAAATCACCAATTGTTTTTTTGAGACCTTCAATCTCTTTCATTTGATTATTAACAGCTGTTTGTAACCTGTGTCGTTCATTATCTGTATTAGATGAACTTTGAATAATAGCATCTTTTTGGCTAATTGTTTCTTTAAGAGTTTTAATTTCTTCTCTTAATATATTAGCATCAGCATTTTCTGAAGCTAAAGTGGCGAGTTTCTTTTCTAACTCGCCAACTTTTTTAGTATTTTCTTCAGCAAACTTCAATTGTGTTTGAAACATAAAATTCTGTTTCAATACAGCATAAAAGTTCTCTAATACTACTTCGTTATAAACATCTAAAAACTTTCCATCCATGATAAAACCCTTTCATTATAATTAGAATGACCCGCCGTTAAGGTGTGCAAATGTTGGAATTCCAGAAGAACTAATTTGCAACACATGACCTTCAGTAGAAGATGCAACAGAAGTTAATGCTGATGTTGATGTAGTGCCACCAATAATAACACCGTTTGCAGTATAAGATGAGAATCCTGTACCGCCACGAGTTACACCTAATGTACCAGATGTAATCGCTGAAGCACCAATCGCAATTGATGTATTAGTGATTGAAGCAATACGACCATTAGCAGCAAGGTTGAATACAGGAACAATTGCAGCTGAACCGTAATCACCAGCAGTAACAGATATATTCGTAAAGTCAGTATTTGCAACAATCGCAGTACCGTTAGCAAGGTTATATGCGTTTTGTGCCGTTGTTGCAGCTGAGTTAGCGGTGTCAAACGCACCATTGGCATGATTGTATGCGCCTGTAGCTGTTGTTGATGTTGTGTTTGCTAAGTCATATGCGTTTTGTGCAGTAGTGGCAACTGTATTAGCCTTATCAAAAGCCCCATTTGCATGGTCAAGAACATTGATACCTTTAACCAATACTGAAGTAGCTTCAATGTTAGCAACCAATGTTGCAGTTGAGAATGTTGTTGTGTCAACTGT